ATTGCTTCCTCATCCTCAAACTCAGGTTGCATTGCTGCTGTGAGTTTATCAAAGATCTTCTTACCATACTTGTATAAGAATGTCTTACCTTCGTTCTCAGGATTTGCTGGATCTTTTACAACGTAGATATTGCTGATGTAAGTAAGTTTACGTTTCTGCTTACGGGCAGTATCTTTACCTGCGTCTGTTCCATTGTTCCAGAGTTGTGAGTTGAACTCAGATACTGGATCTTTTTGTCCCAAAGTAGTAAGGGAGTTTTCAATGTACCAACCACCAGGACCTTGGAAGGCATGGGAGTATAGTTTTACAAATGGTAGATCTTCACCATCTGGTGCAGGTAGAAAACGAATAACAGCATAGCCGTTACCGCCTTTGTCTACTTCTAGTTTCCATAGACGGTCATCACCTTGACCACCTGTGTTGTTCATCTTTTCGACTTCTTTCACAAGTTTTTGTGTGAGAGAGCCCAGTTTGGATTGCTTCTTTAAAGATGCAAAAGACATTTAGATTACCTCGGATTAATTAGATTAATTTGGATTTGTTTTTATTATAACAAAGATTCAATCAATAGTCAATACCCTGTCTAAGAGATTCTATTGTTTGAGACATACCACTGAATAATACAGATATATCAGTTCCTGCAGGGAATCCCAACAAGATGACTGATTTCTCCAATTCAGCTTTCATCTTCTTAGCATTGGAATCATCAGACAAGGCTAACCTTGTATACATGACCCTTTGCAGATCTAACAATTCAGTTAGATTATCAATATGTTCTATTTTATCTTCACGATTCAATGAAGCATAATCTTGTGAAGTATTATATACTATAGATTGAAGTTCATGTATTTCTTTCATCTCTTCCTGAACTATTTCAGAATCGAAAAAACTACTCATTTACTATACCCCTAAGTATATTTTTAAAATGGAATACATTTATATTTAGGAAAGGTAAATACTTTTTTAATTTCATACTTACGGTTTCCCATACAGGATCTTTTAGTTTTTTATCAAATTTACCTTTGAAAGAAAAAACTTTTTCCAGTATTGATAGTGTCTCTAGCGAGATCTCTCCACCCAAATATTTTTTTAGAACTATAGGATGTCCCTTGGAGCAGTTGAATACTTTCTCTAAGTCGTTCTCTGAGAGTAACGTGCTTGACTGTTCCGTAAACATATACGTCAAACTCTGTTGCCTCATTTTCCAATCTGCGTATGTTCTTTCTCCAGAATTGATAATTTCTCCAATCCATAAATTTTGGGGGTTAGTAGCGTTTACGAAATTTGATAAAAGAAAATCTATTACTTCTTGATCTGAATACTTCCTAGAAGTTTTTTCAAACCAATACTTATCTTTCCTCTTATTGAACGATGTTATTGTAGCACGAGATTTACCACCATACTTAATGAAGTCATACTTAGGGTTAGTAAAATGACTTTTCATCGATAAGTATGTTCGGTAAGTCTCAAAAGGAGTCACTTTCATTCTCTTCAGTCTCAAAATCAGTAATAGCATCAATAGGCACTTCTGCCTCTCCTACCCGATACCAATGAACCATTTCACCAGATTTCCAGCTTTTTCGTTCACCAAGATATTCAAGGTCAGGCATATTATAGTCACGCAAAATCGCTTGTAAGCGATGATGTAATAAATCTAGTTCTGAGATTTCCATTTTGAACTATCCTGTACATTTTCCATGTTTGTTTCCGAATGTTCTGTTATAATTCTCCATGCTTTATCTTTATGATAAGTATCAAGATCGTAATAAAAGTATTGACGACCATAGTTATTAGCCTTAACTAACCAACCTAAAGGAGATAATATACCAGATTGAGATGATGTTTTAAAATCATCAACTGTATTTTCATCAGGATCCCAACTCCACGGAACACATGAATCTACAGTCAATATTGTACTAGAAGACATCATTGCTGTCAACTGTAAATATGCCATATGATAATCTTCAAAAATATTTCTAAGATGAAATCTATCATAATCTATATCAATATTCTCAACCTTCTTAACCATATGACTATTAAACTTAACCCCATTAGTAGAATGTAATATAAGATCAGGTGAGATAGTCGCCATTTTAGTATTCAAACCTTTCTCACCTTCCCACTGCCACATATCATTACATATCATTCCAGCAACAATATATTCCCTATCACTTCTATAAGGTAACTTGAAAGTATTAATTTTTTTACCAGGAACACTATTAACATCTATACCAACCAAACATATTTTATTTGTTATAGAGTATAGATCACCAAATTCATTATAATGTCTTAATTCATTCCTGTAAATATCTCCAACTAATTCATTTTCCTGAAAGCATGTTCCTAAATGTAAAGAAACACCAGATTGTTTTTGCTTATCTTCAACTTCCTTTAAAGCATCAAATAATTCCTGTTTATTAAAAGTCCATTTAGGTCCATATCCAGAAAGTGCTCCTTCTGGAGTAAGAAGATGATCTACTTCATTTTCCTTTGCCCAATCAAGTGCTTTAAAAATTTCTTTTTTGTTAAACTGTATGTCAGTACTAACTGGTATCTGAGCACCAGATATTCTCACTTTATTATTTAATAACATTTAAGATCCTTCCACCCCTCTTCTCTCATAGGATAAGCTCTTTCACTTTCATCCACATTATCTTTAATAGCAAATCCTCTTCTAGCAAACATTATATTAAAGGATAAACTAATTCTAGTGCTATCTGTAGGATTACATCTTGTTCCATGTCCCATAAATCCAGGCCACATCATAATTAATCCTTGTGTTAAAGGCATCTCAGACTGAGTACCAGAACAACAAAGATCCATAATTACATTTCCAACCTTATCAGTATGAGGGTCTTGAAAAAATAAAGGTCCGTCTTCCCCATTAGTTTTTATATAATATACACCAGAAATATCCGTGGGTCCATGTGTATGTTGAAGAGCATGTTGACCTTTATTAGTCTTAGTTAACCAAGAAGAATCAATAATATACTCTTTTGGGACAGAATACATTGAATTATCAAAAGCAGCAAGATATGCTTTTATATTATTATCTAAAAATTTAATAAATTTCTCACACTTATATTGCCTCAAGATATTATTAGAAAAAGCATCAGGTGATAATAAATGACTATCACTTGGTCTATTATCTAATTTTTCCCACTTAATTTTTTCACAAACTTCCTCTAATTCCTCTTGAATATTATTATAATCATCAATAATTTGATGACTATCATACATATAAATTGGAACTGGAAATAAAGGTTGTACTGGCATTTTATATTGGTAATTTTGCTTTAGAAGTTGCTTTCATAAAATTAAGACGAGTTGCGTCCCATTTTAATCTTTCTTTTAAAGGTTTTGAAATAAGTTTAGATACTGATTCTACTTCAATATTGTTACTATCACAATAATAGCATATAGCATCAATATAATTAAATTGTTCTTCTGCCACAATCTTTTCAATTTCCATAGCAAATTTTTGAGGGGTAAGAAACTTACTCTCTATTGCCTTTTCTAATTCTTTATTCGGTTCCATAGAGCTCCAGTTTATCTTTAACAAATTTGTCAATGTATTGGGTGAGAAGTTTAATATACTTCGCTTTGTCTCGTTCTTCATAAATTACACACTCGCCATTTTCACAGGCCATAATGATTACCAGTTTTTTAATTGATATTCCCTTCATCTCATACAACATACATCCATATGCCATACACTGGACAAAATAGTGTTCGATCCAGTTCCTTGGTTTAGGTTTCTTTGATGTTTTAAAATCTATTATTGCTAACTCGCCATCATACTCAGCAATACAATCAACGGTTCCAGCAAGACCTAATTCTTTACTATATAGCGGTCCTTCCAGAGCGTATATATTGTTTATTTTATTAAGATGTCCCTTGGCAATCTTAAATAAAAAGTCTGAAATGGGACGCACTTCAGGTAGATCTTCATTCTTCAGATAATGCTCTGTAAGCGTATGCATATCGGTTCCACGACCTGTTGCTGCTTTCGTGATCTTATCTGCCTCTTCATTACCTACTCGTTTTCTCCACTTAACAAAGATCTCTTTATTAAAGTGACTGGTTACTGAAGTAATAGAAACCATCTTGATGAGTTCTTCCTCATCAGGAATCTTATAATAACGAACCCCATCTATATGCTCTCTTTCAAGAGGTTGGAGATCTAATTCAACATGATCAAATGCCATAACGGTTACACCTCATTGATGGTATCTTTTTACTACTACAAGTAATATCATTGATAAAAAAAACTTGTGTTAATCTAAAATCTTCATTACTCATCCAATAATTTGATTGAGTATGATCTTGTTCAGCATCATAGCATATAATCCTATTATATGCATTTTTAACCTCCATTTGAACATCATAATGTTTATTATTTTCAATTATTGATCTTTCATATTTTTTTATAGAATTAACATCAACTTGATTTTCCATACCTAAAACTTCGCCAGAAACTGCTGGTAATGTAGGTAACTCTTCTCCAAATCTTCTTTTAAAAATAGTAGTTCCACTATTAGGATCTGGATTCTTACTTAAATAAACAACTGCTGCTAATAAACAACCATCTTTATGAATCCATCCTTTATTTACTGGATGTTCTTTTTTATTAGAAAACCTCCAAGTTTTATGAAATGCTGTTTGAGATTCAATACCAATATTAGGTTCATCAAAATCATCAAACATTGATAAAAATTTATGGAGACTAGCATGAGCAAATTGTCTATCAATTTTAGTCAAACATTTTGTTCTACAACCTGGATAGCGACCTTCATCTGAATAATAATCCAGAGAAAGAGCAAAATCTACTACACTATCTGGATCTTTATAAAATCCATCATAACAAACTGTTGGAAATCTCATACTCCTCCATACCTACTAATTCTTGCTTCTGTTACTAAATGAGGAGGTAATTTTAAGTCCGTAAAGAAAAAAACTTGTGTTAATCTAAAGTCATCATCAGTTGGCATCCAATAATTTGTTTGAGTATGCATATGCTGACCACTATAAACAATAGCTTTATTATAACGATTTTTAACCTCCATTGTCAATTTAAATTGTTCATTATTTTTGACAATATTTTCTCTATACCATTTTATATCATCAATATCAGAAATATCACCCTCACCCATAACACCCTGATATTCTTTTTTTGTTGGAACTTCATAAAAATCTCCTTCAGGTAAATCATAAAAAGAAGTACCATTATCGGTTGATGGATTAGGATCCAAATAAATGACAGCAGCAAGCATTACTTGCCCATCATGATGAATCCAACCCTGATTTACTACATCATTAGGATCACTTGAGAATCTCCATATTTTTTGAAATGCCGTTACACAAGTATATGTTACGTCAGGATTATCAAAATTACCTAATAATGATAGTACCTTTCTTGCACTATAGTCAGCAAAATTATTATCAATATGATCTAAGGAATTAGTTCTCAATCCAGGATGAGATCCCATCTTATTATGATATTCAAGTTTAAGAGCAAATTCTCTTACACTATCTGGATCTTCATAGAAATCAGCAAAACTTAATGAGGGAAAGTGATATCTCATAATCCAGATTCAAGTTTGGCAATAATATATTCTTTGACAAGTCCTGAGCGAACTATGTCATCAACACCAAACTCTATTATACCAAAAGAAGGCATTTTACGCAAGATGCTCATAAAGTCCACAATACCATTACGATCATTCGTTTTAGTAAGGTCTGACTGAGTAGCATCACCACAGAACATAATCTTCGAGTTTTCACCGATACGGGTGATGATAGAATCTAATTCGTGGAAATTAAGGTTCTGAAACTCATCTACAATCACGATAGCATTATCTAATGTAGTTCCACGAATAAACGAGGTACTCCAAAACTTAATGCTTTCCTGTGCCTTTAAGTTGCCATAGAGCATCTCAAAGTCAGCATCAGAAGGCATCTGAAACATATACTTCACCATATTCTTATATGGTATCTGATAGATGTCTGCCTTATCTTCATGATCACCAGGCAAGAACCCAATCTCACGAGTAGATACTAATGAACGAACTAAGTAAATTCTATCATATGGAGTATCTGTAGAAAGAACATCTCTGATAGCATTATATAAGGTAATGAATGTCTTACCTGTACCAGCGACACCATACGCAATAAGATGCTTCTGCTCCTTATAAGAATCAAACAATCTTTTCTGATTGTCTGTTAATGGCTGAATATCAACAAGATAATCAGTATTAATTGGTTTTTTTCTTTTTATTTGTTTGGTCGTCAATCCAACCCCAATAGGTTGTTCAACCTTCTTTTTTCTGGGCATTTTACTTAATTGGTTTAACTCTAGATCCTGGTGCTTTTGCTACCTTCTTTAAAACTTCATTCCAACCAGGATTCTTATTGACTAATTTATCTTGCCATTCACCAACTTCACCCACTCCAGGCATTGTTGAGGGATCTGAATAATCTCTTAACCAATCAGGATTATCAGCACACCACTGATCCCAATCATGAACGCTCATTGCGACTTCTTTCTGTTCTCCAGTTTTTGTGTTTACTACAGGATACGTTGCCATTAGTTTTTCCTCACAGGTACTTCAATTGTCCATGATGGTGATTCTAGTTTAACCACCTCAAAGTTCTTCTTAAACTCTTTTTCTCTTTCTTTCTGCTCCTTCTCCATTGTTACATCAATGGATTCAATAGTTCTCTCGCCATAGTGAGCTTTATTTGGATCTTTTAAACCCATATAATCTAGTATAGCACTATCTACCATAAACCAGAGTGCATCCCAAGTGACAGTATCCCTTAGTTTGACTGCTACTCTATCTATATCATTCTTATCAAGATACTCACCAGATGCTACGGCATTTGAGTAATCTTCATACTGAGACAAGAGCATTGCTCTTGCTTCTACCAACTCATTGAAGTTGATAGTGATTTTGATGTCATCATTAATTGCCATGATTAAACCCACT